AACGCATCAAACTCTCCTTGCGTCAATGGCTTAGTAATACAAGTATTGACTGCGCCTTCTGCGGATTTAACGTTAATCAATAACTGATTAAGCGCCTGCGGAACGGTAACGGATTTGCCTGGCTGTACGTTGTTGGTGTTGCCAAAACCGTCAGTCCACACGCCACCTATATCAAGGTATGGCTCAGACCTAAACGCCTCCCACGAGGCCAAAGCAACTAAGCCAGCAGCCGATAAAGCTATAGCATTATTCCGCAAGGACATTTTTATCTATCTCATCATAAAGCTCATCAAAGTTAAACCTGTTTAGCGGGTCTTCTTCCTGCACGCACATCCAGCAAGTCCCATCAACCACTTCAACAGGGTCAAAAGCTACTCCGCACTCTTTGCAAATCTCTACATTCATACAGACAACCTCGGCTTAAACATTTCTTTTTTATAAATCCCAACTACGTTTTCGTTAATAAACCATATTTGCACGATGCTATTATCAGCATTCCAGCATCCAAAGTGGTCTGGATGTCCTGGGTCTGTTGCATAACCGTAATAATCAAATCCATAAGTATTTTTTACAGGGCATGGCTCTAAGGTTAAAACAATCTCACCAACCTCTGTTGGCATAACCATTTCATTGACCTGACCTGCCGTTGCTGGAACTGCAATTAATGCAGCTCCTAAAACACAAAGTTTAAGTAGCTGCATCATAATCTCCTATGAGTCGCTTATTACGTTAGAAATATACATTTCAAGATCATCGCCAGTAAATTCTATCTCTTGACCGTTATCTAAAGTAAACAAGATAAATTCGTCTAAAGTATTAATCTCGATAGATTCAATTGTTAGCCCAAGCAATGATTCGCAAACTTCTTCTGGGGTTTTATCACTCATTGTTTTTCCTTAAATAAATTATGCTTAGGCAAACTTTTGATGATAATTTGCATCGTAGGCCACAAGACATTACCTTTTTTGAAATTTATTTATTAAATTTTTTACTGTATCAGTTTCAAGTATCCTAATTGCAGTCCAAATAATAGTAAACAATGCAGCAATAGGCGGAAGCCATGCAGTAAGTGCGCCCAATACTGTAGCTACTGACAAGCCGTCTATAATATGTTTTGAGGATTCATTCATGTGATGCATATTTCACCTTTCATAACTTTTCCTATAAATTATTTTACAAAGTAGCAGCCAACCTAAATAAATCATCTAGTTGTTGTTCACTTAGATTAAGTGATGCAGAAAAACTAATTACTAGCGCATCAGTTCGTTTTACTTCGGTTGCATATTCCCATGAAATTTTATCTGTTTCGTTTCCAGCAGCAACCGCTTCTTCAACACTACTTAACAAGTTAGCTTGTAACAAAGCTAATCTAGCTTGCCGCATGGATACGACTTTAGGTGGTGGAGGAGGGGCATTTAGCATTTCTAAAAACACAGGAATTGCTGTCTTAACTTCAGAAAGCGTTGGCACATCCTCGCCAATGACATTGTTTGCCAAGTGTGCTTGGATTTCATTATCTGAAGAATCAAAAGGAATGTCGGCAGTACACTCGCTAACTCTGCCAACAAATTGGTTGAACAACATATTGTTAAAGTTATGCATTTAATTAACTCCTATAAACTGTATCAAAGCTCTTGTTGTTAAGGCAGTTCCTTTAATAATGGCTGTGCCGACGCCTGCTGCAAAAAGTTGAACAGTCTGTGTTCCTGTCGGTACGCTTTGGCTTGCAATATCTATATTAAAAGACGGCCTTTGGTAATTGCCGGCATTAGTTCCATAAAAAGTTTGATAGTCGTTTAGAGAATTTCCGGACACATACAGATGAGTTGACCTATAAATTGCATCTGTTCCGTTTAAAACTGAATGCCCAAATAAATAATTAGTTGAACTAATACGAATGCCAAACCAAGCGTATGCATAGTCGGCTTCCCCATTTTGCAGTCTCAAAGAGATATTAAGTTTGATTACCCCGGAGGTAGGAATGTCTACACTAAAACTATCGCCTATATTATTTATGGTTGTGGGTAGTGTTCCAGTTGTCCAGTTAGTTAATGACAAGTCAGAAGTAGAAGTAACTTCTTTAGTAACTACCGAGCCTGAAGGAGCAGCACTTGTCCAAGTTGTTCCATTGGATGTGAGGACATTGCCACTTGTTCCTGAAGAAGTTAAGCCAGTGCCGCCTTTTGTAGCAGGGATAGTAGCTACGTTTGTTAAATCCTCGCGAGCAATAGGAATGCCGCCTGCCGTTGTGCCGTCATGAGCAACTAGCGTGTCTTTAGTAGTGTCAACAGTAACTTCGCCTTCAGCTCCAGTAAATGTAGCGTGTTCGGCTGTTGTGCCGCGTCTTAATTGTACCTGTGTTCCAGCCATGTGTATCTCCTAAGTAATATCGCCAAAATCTAATGAGCCAAAACTTACTGCTCCTTGTGCTGTAAAAGTGCCAGCAACATTTAAGTTTCCGCCAATGTCAGCACGACCTTGTGCAACAAACGTTCCTGCTACTGTCAAAGGGTCGCCCTCTGCACCAACTTGAAAGTCTTTTACCTGAGACATAAGCTCACGCATCCAGTTGTTGACATTGGATGGAGCCATGCCTTCAGCACATGATATGCCGTTAAGGTCTGTGTTGTTAGATGCGGTCTGTGAGTATTCCGAAATCTTTGTTTTAGCCATAATTATTGTTCCTCATAATTTTTTGGGAATGTTCCGCGAGTGATATAGTCTGTAAGTAAACCAATAGTAGGAACACGAACAGCAGGTTCAATAACTTTACCGCCAATTTTCGCAGGAACACTTTGACCAAATGTTTTTGGAATAAACGATGTAATCGGGGAAGATAGCACGTTTGCAAGAACTTTATTAACAGCCGCAGTAGGAATTGATGTCAAAGGGTTTTGCAAAAACTCTTGGTATAAAGTTCTTGGTGCTGTTGGAGAACCTTCTTTTAGCTTTGCTGTTGATTCTGCAAACTTAGCTAATGGGTAAAGATTTTCATCTCCTTTGCCAGATAAATAACCTCTTGCATCTCGTTGTTTTAATGCAGAAGCAAGTTTGTTTACATCAACATTTCCGCCACGAACAACTTGACCTTTTTCAAGAGTTTTTAAATTTGCATATTGTTGTCTTGCAACTCTTAAATCTTTTGCCAACTTATCAAATCCATTAGAAACTAAAGAATTATCAGCAGAATTGTCAAGTGCTTTTAGTAAGTTTGTGTAATTGTTTTTGACAGAACCTTCTGCTTCCCAAGCCAAGTCAGAAAGTCTTTCTCTAAGAATTTTATATTCAGCACCAGATATTGGCTGTCTAGCTATTGCTGCATTTTTAAGAGTTTCCGCAATGTTTAACAATTGAGCATCTTGAGTTCCTGGTGCAGATTTTTCAAGAAACTTTTGTTGCCTTAATATGTCGTCTGAAACATCTTTAACAGACTTTCCGTATCTAATTTGCAAAACATTAGGTGGCGCATTTTCTATTTCATTAAATGGCTGAGATATTCTTGCAGAAGCTCGTTGCCAAACATCATCAGTTAAATAGGTTGCGTTTTCACCAATGCTTTTTGCGGCAGATTTATTGGCTGCAATTTGATTTCTTTCTGCTATTTTTACCATTGAACCGCCGCCAGGTGATGTTGCAACAACGTCTTCAAGCCTAGCTAATTCTTTTGAGCCAAGTCTTTCAGATAATCGAGGTGATAAACCAACACCTTCGCCTCTTTTAATTGCTTGCAACGTTGCTTTGTCAAGATTTGGTGCTATATATGACCCAGCAGTTTCTCCGATATATCGACCAAGCGGGGCAGATAGGCCAGCAACAACACCAGATGTCAAGCGCTCCCCTGGATCACCATATTTCATTACTTCTGTTGCAAAAGGAACTGTGCCGCTTGCAAATGGAATATATGGTGAATATTCTCCTGCCATAAAAGAAAACGGACGCTTGGAGCGAACTTGCTCGTACTGCATTTCTCTTTCTGCTTGCTTTCGAGCTAGCGGGCTTTCTGTCATTGGCATCTTGCCAGTTAGCCTATTAACAATTTCTGGCGTTTGCATTATCCCTGCGCTAATGTCAGTTGCTGCTTTTGTCAAACCGCCACCAAATGCTTCAAGCATTGTTGGTTTAGGCATTTCAAAACTTTCTTGGCGTTGCGGAGCTTTAACAATAGATTGCTCTAAAATCCAGTCATCATAAGTTGCATAAGCGTCTGCCTCTGTTGCGCCTTCTGGCATTTCAAAAATAACTTCTTTTTTGCCAGTCTTTTTTTGCAAATTTTCTGGAAGTTCAAACGTAGCTGTTGGCATTATCTAAGTTCCTTTAATTTGCCTTTGCGAGGCGTTGTTATTGGCGAAAGGCGCAATGTTTGCTTTTCTTCATCTGTAAGAGATTTAAGATATTCATTATATTTATCAATAGAAGCTGCCGCAGATTGCTTATTAAGATTAGCAAGCCGTCTGATTGCTTGTGGTTCCATTGTAATTTGACCTGCTTTTGCCCTTTCAAGAAACTCTCTATCTTTGTCAGTAAATCCTTGTCCAGCACCAAGTCCAGAGGATTTAATGTTATCAAGAGTAGTTGATGCAAGCTCAGATGCAAGCGACTGCGTTGCTTCTAAGCTAGCCGAAGGAATCAATCCAGCTTTAGCCAACACTCCACTTAATTGTGAAAATTGCTCTGCCCCTGCGCCTGTAATCGGATTTTGGTCAAGCAATTGAATAACACGGTCAGACCTATCAATAATGTTTGGAGCTGTTCTTGCAATGTTAATCATGTCTAAATCTTGTTTTGCCAACCCGCCAGCAAGTTCTTCTGTATACTTTTTTTGTCCCACATTGATGATTGCTGCTGGAGCTGTCGGAGCAAATTCAGTCTGCTTTCTAATCGCATTAGAATAAAAATTATAGTTTGGCGTTCCTGGTTCGTATTTATCACGCTCTTTAATTAATTTTCCAACTTCAGTTGATGCTTTTTGTTCTCCATAAATTGGAGTTGCTTGCCCCCCAGCAACCTGAACAATTTGTCCATCAACATTCATATATTCTGGCTTGGCGGGTTTTGGCATTAAGTTTTCAATAATTGATGGAACTGCTGCTTGACCAAAGCCTGTGTATAATCCCTGCAAATCTGGCGGCAATTTAGATATTGCTTCTTTTTGCGCTTGTTGCTGCGCTTGTTGACGCTTTATTTCCTCAATCTTTTGTTTTGTCTCAAAGTCTTGCAACGCACCTTGATATACCCCTTGTGCGCCTTGTTGACCTGCCATTAATGCCCTAGCTGCGTAAGGTAGCACAGAGCCATATTGTTGATTGCGAGGCTGTGCAGCGAAGGCTAGTGCAGTGTTAATAAGCCCTGTAGTCATAGCCTGTTTGCGTAGTTTCTCAGGGTCAACGCCTAATAGTCCGCTTAGATATTCAGGCGGCTGTCCGAAAATGTTGAGTGCCATAGTTTATTCCTTTAGTAAAACAGACCTTGACGGCGTTGTGGAGATTGAACTTTTGCACCCATTCTGCGAAGGAACTCTTCTACACCTTCGCCAGTTTGAGCATTCCCACCTCTAATGCCCCCGCCACCACCGCCAACTGAACTTATTTGAGGTGCAGCAGAATCTTGTTGCATTAGGTTAGATACGCCCATTAAGTTTTGAGGTGTTAAGTAATCACTAAGCCCGCTTAATGCAGAAGGCGCTGCCGCTTGCGTTGCTGCTAAACCACCAGAGACAGGAGATTGTGCAATTAGTGGCATCATGCTTGCTGCTTCATACGCTGTAGGCGCAGCACCAGTTAATAAGCTTGGTGCAAAAGCGTCTATTGGCATTGTTGGAGTCATCATTGCCCCGCCTGCCGCTTGTGCCGCTTGACTTCCGGCAGAGGTTGCTGCGGCTTGACCAGCCCCTGTTGCACCAGCTCCACCCATTGCGCCACCTAAAGCCCCGCCTGCCCCGCCCATTACTCCGCCAATGGCTGCGTTCTTCAGAGAGCTTCCAAAGTCTTCTCCACGAAGGAAACTAGTGCCGCCGCCAATGCCCGCGCCAATTAAAGCTAAGGTTACTGGATCACCCATTATTTGCCACCTTTCACTTTACCAACTACATAGCAGATAGGCTCAAAGATGCCTCGATAAATCATTCCTAGCGCGTCTCTCTTGCCGTGTTTGATTTTCCATAAATCCGCTGTGCGGTGGCGAGCAATGTGATTGAGAGCAGCGCGAACAATACGGCGAGTAATACCATCGCCAGTGCGATAGGCGAAATTAACCATTGGTAAAAAGAGCGCATGATAGCCTTTCTCGTAAGTTTTAGCGTTAGGCATAGATGCAGAATGTGCCAGCCAGATTTTCTGACGGAACGAACCAAAGCCGTAAAGCTCGTTCATAGCTGTGCAAATAATCTTGCCACCCCCACCAGATTGAGTAGTTTGAGACACTTGGCCTTGAGGTGCGCCATACACACTAGAAAGATAGGTTGATAGTTTGGAATATGGGAGGTTTTGTTCAAAGTTGAATCGGTCAATATCAGATTGTAACGCAGTCTTTTGATAATCTTCCATCGTTTGGCCGACATTCATTAGTTGTTGAATGTCACTATAATCTGCTTGAGCAAGTTGTGGAGCTCCACTTGCTGCGGCTTCTTGACGGCCTCTTTCTGCGCCGTAGTTTTGATAAGCTAGTTGACCGTATTGATTAGCTAAAGCATTAGCTAAAGTTTGCTCTTGACGGTTTTCTATTTGACCCATTGCGCCAGAACCATATCGGCCAGCTTGCGAAGCGCCTGAACGAGCCTGATTAACCGCATCAAGGTAAGAAGTCGTTGCGCCTTGTGCAGCCCCCTGCATTGCTTGCATAAAATATGGATTGTTTTGTAAGTAGTTACCGCCAATCACATCCATTTGCTGTTGTTGTGCCGCAGGAAGCAATGGGTTGCCACCTAATGCACGGTTTTGTGCTGCTTGTAACGCGGCTTGCGTTTGCTGAGTTGGACCAACATAAGTTTGACCGCCATAATAATTAGGGCTATCAGATTGATACAGTTGTTGCGCTTCATTTAAACCATAAGTAATATAAGGTTTAAGCATTGGGTCAATGCCTGTGGTTGTTTGTGAAGTTCCACCAGACTTGCTACCTCCACCACCGCCATAAAAAGTAAAACTGTCTGCTAAATTACTAACCCATTTAGTTAAGCTAATCATAATTTTGTTTCCCATGTTGAAGGCGTGCAGCCTAGTTTTTTAGCGTGGCGTTCCCACCCTTTGCGAACAGATGTGAAGGTAACCTTCTTGCATCCACCTTGCCTTGCTATTTCTTTAATGTGATTGAATCCATCTATGAAGTCGTTTGGATTGATAGAATCTAACCATGCAGCCCAAACGTGTAATGTTTTGCCAATCGGTTGTAAAACCATAAAGCCGTAATCATCGTTGTTTTCGTTTGAAACTATCCAGAGCATCGCTTTTTGCGTAAAGCAATCGCAATAGATATCTTCAGCTATCCAATCATTGTGACCTTTAGCCCTGACCTTATCTAAGCCTTGTTTAACGAAGTCCCAAACTTCCCTAATTTGATTAGGGTATATATATCGCGCGTTCATCCAACTATAATATACCGAAATGTTTTATCTGCATCAGTATTTGCAGAATGATTAATAACCGCCGAGCCTTGAGCAAAGTTATTTATAAATATTCCAGTTAAGTCACTCGCTGCATTAGCGGTCTCTGGCATTAACAGAATTGTTGAGTTATAGCCAATTCTTTCATTGTAGATTGTTGTTGTTGTTGCGCTTGCAACATCTAATGTAACGAATCCAGCATTATTGCTTTTACCGTTCATCAACTGACGCACGGCTTCCGACACTTCACGCTGCGTGCCACCTTGAGGCGGAAGCGTTCTAAACTGAACCTTACTGCCTACTGTCATCTTATGCCTTGAGGTGCTAACTCAACATCAATAGCAACGGCAGTTGTCCAGCTATTTGACGGCGTAATCTGAAATCTGTGAAATCTGCCGCTAGAACGCATAGGAACGCGCCCATCGCTGTTTGCTGAAGCGGATGAACTAAATGTAACAGCAGCGTTTAAAACGTCTCTAGATGCGACTGAAATGCTTGCAGAGCCATTGTCAATATAAGGCCTGCTATATATTGCTACGCTTCTTTGCCCTTGCAATTGAACATCGCCAGTAGTTAAAACAGCAGGAAGGTTTGAACCATCAACTGTAACTATTTTATCATTTACCACGCCAGCTAAAAGCAAATCTCCACCAGACCATACGCGGCTATCAAAAGTTTGCTCAATAGTATCTACATTGCCATAAGCATCAAGACCTTCCAATGTAACGCCAGAAGTTGCTAAATCAGCAATAGCATCAATGTTTGCTTTAGCGTATGACCATTTATTTAAATCAATAGAATATATAAGCTGTGCAGGGCTGCCGTTTGTTGAAAAATAATTCCATACAACTAGCTTTTTAATAGGGTCAACAGTTGCTGACATTTTGCTTAACATATTTCCATTAACGTCATCAAAAAAGAATCTGTCAACTTTTTCTGTTCCAATCGGCTGAACAGATTGCCCGTCACATTGATAGAACCCATTATCAGACAAGAAATAAGTAATGCCCTTATACTGAGCAACAGAGCCAGAGGCAAAACATCCCACGCCACGAGAAATATTGTCAAACTGAAAGAACAACGGAGAACCTATATAAGTCATCCGCACGATTGATCGTTCTAACAAAACAATACCAATCTCACCGCCAGTTAAACCTACAATATCCCCTCCATCTGCAATAACTTGTATGTCAGATTGAGACGCTGCGCCTGGAGTCCAGTCTGTTTCATCGTTGATGTCAGACCAGTAAACTTTATTAGGGTCAGATGGGGCGTTGGCTGCTACTACAAAATCTCGAACTACTGTAACAAATTTAGCGTTTGGCGCAGAGGCATCCAAGTCTGCAAACTCAGTAGAAGTGCCTAAAGTCCAGCCTTGTAAAATATCTGAGCCGTTAGCCGCAATTACCACACTGCCAAACTGCGTAAAATCCCATGAGTTTGCTGTATATCCCCCTGATTGAGATACATCATCAAGGTCAAGGTCAGCAGAATCATATTTAAAAAGCGCAGACGCACCGCCAGCAAATAAAGTAACAGACCCCGAACTTTTCCCAGCAAAACAAGTAAGCAATGGTTCGCTTGCTGCATTACTTAAAACAACAGCAGATGGAAACGGAGCATACCCTGACGCAACAGGATAAACGTTAGTTGCTTCTGTCAACGCGCCAACCACTCCAGGGCGGTCAGGCATCCATTCAGCCATATCAAGTTTAATTAGCATTATCGAGCCACCACAGCAATTGAAGTATTAGGTGTGTTTTTGCCTTGATTGCTTGCGTAGATGTTCTGGATAGAACGGTCATACATATTCGCCCATGTAGAAACGCGAGCATCATTCATTAAATAAGTCTCAGCCTCTGCTAATGACGCATATAAAAGCGCGTCAGGATAGTTAGCAAGGAATACATTAGATGTGTTGCTGTTTGATAGATACGGTGGCTTTGTGTAATACAGTATCTGCAAATCGCTTGTTACGTTAGGGGTTGGTGCAAAGTGAATTTCGTTAGCCAATATAGTAAAGTAAGCAACCGAGCCGCTAGTCTTTGTGATTCTGTTGCGAAAGAACAAGTCAGGGGTTTGATATTGAATATCATCTACAGGATTGCTATCAAAGTGCAATTCGCGCATCTCAAGAAAGTCAGCAGACAACGTTGCTACGTTATTAGTCAATGTTAAGGTTGTATAACTTAGCATTTCATTAGTGCGAAGCTCACGGCGTAAACGATTCTCAGCAAATGGAATAAAAATATCCTGAATCTGCGATGTTAAGTCTGTGCGCGACAGATAATTAGATATTGCCGTCTGTAGTGCGCTATATGTTGCGATTAGTGCCATAGAGTTGCCCTCTTATACGTTGCCAGCATTTATCCATCTCATCTTTATGCCATTCTGCGGCAGCAAGTGAGTGCAACCAGCGAATGCGGTCTGGATAAACTAAGTTTTCAATGTTTTCTATCTTATTTGATACAGGAATTGCAGGGCTGTGCTGTGAAACTATGACAGGAACTCCATGAATCATCGCCTCAACCTCTGATACACTACCAAAACTAACTAAACAGTGCGCGTTTTTAAGATGCTCACCAAGACTGCCTTCGCTTTTATGTTTAACGATTATTTTTCTATCACTAAATAGCCTTATTCTGCGAATAGCTTCGTCAGTCCACTTATAAGCGTTGTATATCTTAGCTATCTTATCGGAAGGAGGTATAACAATGATGTTATCTCCACTGTGCCATTCTTTTATCTTGGGAATCTTGCGGTCACTATCCCGCCAATCGGTGCAGTGATAGTTACTAACGCAAAACCTAGCCCACGTTAAGTTCATTTCACGGTTAAAGTAGCCGTGATCTATTAATATGTAAGGATGGCTGCGTTTTCTGCATTCAATCTGTATATCATCAGCGCCATGTAAGTTACCAACAATTACTGGGATTGATTCGCCATTCCACTTTTTAATTAAACTTCCTTTACAAACCTCTGCAAAGCGTTTTAAGCAATTATCTCGCCTCTCTACGCCCGACAGTATCAATTCGATTGATTTCACGCTCTATAGCCCCTAAAACCTGTTCTGGCGGGATGCTTCTGGCTATTTTCTTGCAATGTTCGCAAACTTTGTAATAAGTTCCGCAAGGCTCACCGCCGTCATGGATGTTTATGTGTGAATCGTATCCTAAATGCCTTGGGCTAGTGAATCCAGTCCAGATAACTACGGCAGGAATGCCAAGTGCTGCGGCTGCATGATGTAACGCGCCATCAGTGCCAACGAATAGCTTTGCCCCAGCTAAAACAGATAACGCTTCCCTAAATGATGCTGTGTCAACTTTTCTTGTTTTTGCTTTCATATTGACATCGCCTAACTGCACCCACGGTAAATCTGTTTTTAATAGTTCATCAAAGTAAGGCCAAGACTTGTTGACTGTATGTATGTAAGTTTTCTTAACATTAGGCTCTACTACAATGTAATCGCCTTTAATACGCTTTCTTGCCCACTCGCGTTCAGCAGATGTTATGTATATCTCACCAGCAGTAGCCTTGAAAGTTTTGTCAAAGATTAGATGCCTGCCATCGTTGCCAGCAAGATAAGGGCGTTTGCCTGGATAGTTAGCCACCCAAACAACATCTTCATCTTCTGCCTTTGCCATGCGCGGATTATTAGCGAATATGTTTTTATCAAGATACATCGTTGTGCCATTGCCTAGCTTGACTAACTTGCCTGTGCGCTCGTTAGCCTCTCTAGCGTCAGCAGATGCAATTATCCAGTCACCGAGACCCATGCCATATACTCTTGAGGTTTAATTTGTTCTTGCGTTATCTTAAAATGCTTTGACAGCTTGTTACGCCACCAATCAGCATTTTCTATAATTAAATGTGCGTTTCTTCCGTCTGGCAAATGCTTTTCTGCTTTAACAGTTGAGATAACTAGCAATCCAGATACTTTCATGCAGCGAGATAAGTCAGCAAGAACATTATCAAGAAATTCTGGCTCTATATGCTCAAGAACATCCCCGCAATAAACAAAGTCGTGTGGCTTGTTGTTTTCTTCAAGCCCTTTGATTGCAGGATCGTAATTATTAATTGCAAAGCCTAGCTCTGTCTCTAATAGTCTAGCGCCACATCCATAATCTAATATATCTTTAAACCCAGACTCCAAAACATAATTAGCATATTTATCACCAGACACGCCATAAGTGCCTTTGTGCAACTGCCTTTGTTGTTTTAAGTATTTTTTACTTATAAGCATTACAATTGCTTTGCTAGTTGTTCAACAACCTCACGCCATTGTCTGCCTTTTTGGTCTATCTGCCTCATGTGCCTATACCAGAGCATGCTAGGGCGGGCGTAACGCCATTGGTGATAGTCAGAGGTCAATGCCCATGTATCTACGCCCAGAGCAGCAGCACAATGCAATGCGGTGGTATTTACGCCAATGACCTTATGACATGCAGCGATTAGTGCAGCCGTGTCATCATAGTCGTTAGATTGAGCAGCAAAAGGGAAGTAATGAACGCCATCAATTCGGTATTCTGGTTTGTAATCCAAGCATACAAATTCATAATCTTTTAGCTTTAGTAATGGCTGTAGGTCAAACTCAGTTAGTTTGCGGCCTTTAGCATTGGTTAATCTTGACCCGCCATGTGTTGTAATGCCAATTACTTTCTTGCCCCATGAATCAAACAAAGCTTTCCACATCAAAACCTTTTCAGGGTCTGCAACTAGAAACGGCTTGCCGTTAAAGTCCTTGTCACTGTTACGAAAAAACTCTGGCAATCCACCAATGGGACAGCCTGCGTCAAACTTAATGCCATCAGCCCACGGAGAATCTAATCTGCGCGTGCCATATACTTCTGCCTTTGGAAAGCTGCGTCTAAACAATCCTTCTAACTTAGGATCGCAGTCAAGGTAAACCTTCTTGCTAATGTCAATTGCGTCATTCAGGCAAGATGCATAGAATATCTCATCCCCCAGCCCTTGTTCGCCGTAAACTATTAATGTCTTGTCCGATTCGCCCTTCCATTCAGGCTCATCATTGTATGTAATGTGTTTTCTGAACTTGCAGCCTAACGACTTGTGCCATTCATACCAGCCTTCACGCCACTTGCCTTGTGCAAGGTAGCAGTGGGATAGGTTCATCTGCGCGTTAATGTCTTTAGGGTCGCAATCCAATGCCATGCGAGCAGACTTCTCTGCGTCATCCCATTTTGACATCTGAACTAATGTAGCGGATGCGTTTGAGTAAGCTAAAGCATAGTTATGGTCCAACTCAGCAGACTTCATAAATGCTTGCAATGCTTCGTCAAACATCTCTAGCTCGTGAGCAGCTCGCCCAAACGAAGTCCAGATTGCTTTGTTGCCTGGCATCTCTTGTAATGCCCTGCGAAATAATTGATAGGCAAATGCCTCTTTACCTGTTAGCAGCCAGATATAGCCTAAGAAGTGCAGCGTTGCTGCGTCATTAGGATATTCAGTCAACACCTCATAAATAATAGGCATTGCGCTAACAAAGTCCTCTTTTTCAACCAGTTCATGTATTG